AGCGACCTCGCCCGCTTGTTAATGAAAAACTCTTCTGGCGGGATTGCTTCCCAGCACAACTTTCCCTTGGTCTGGGTGCGCCTGATCTTAACGTCATGTGTGGCTTTCATGTTCTCCACACCCTGCATCGCCGCCATCATCGCGTCTTCTTCGCCAAGACGCTCTTCGCTTTCCTCTATCTCGCCAAACGCGGTATGCTCCAACACCTCTACATCGTCATCCTTGACAAGCATCATATACTCTTGCTCAGATAATCCGCTGTACGACTCTTCCTTGACTTTCTCCGTATCTTCCCACCACAACTTGCAAAAACTGGAACCCGTGATTAACGCGCTTTTCATCCAGCTTGACGCGATACGGAAACCAGGGTTTTGTTTCATCAAAACATGGTTGACGTAATCGGTAGCCTGTTCCGCCGCCTGTTCGTCTTCTGGGCCTACTGGCTCAAAAATGGCTGCACTTTCTGTCCCCATAAACGTGCGGACCAAACTAGGCATAACCATTTCAACGGCTTCAAGGACATCACGCGACATGACGCTAGACCGACCCGCCCGTTCATCGCCGTAAGCCGCGCCCTCATATCGCGCCAGATTATCTCGAAAATTAGAGGACAGGTCATCCCCTTCATAGCCAAGGCTATCGCGGATGCTGTTCGCAACTATCGAGGTAAGCTGGGCATCATCGACCTTTTCAGCCATTAGATACCGCTTTCAGTTTTAGCTTGTCTTTGCGCTCATTGCATGTGCATGGCTTGACATCCAGACGCTTTACAATTGCGCCAAGATCCTCAACCAAAACTTGCAATTCGTTTATTCGTGCGCTCATTTTTCTCTGTGAGGCAAAGTCCATCATACAATCCAACTTCTATCTGGTTTTCTCATTGTTCCTCTGGGACGCGCTGTTCTGAATCCCTCGCAAGCCAAGCCAAAACTATCACTTGCATGACTCGCCCAATTGTGAAGCGGTCTTGGCTTTAGAACCCTGTTCTTGCTGTCCCAGTCATATCTATAAGCCCGTAAACCGCGCAGTCCTTCGTGGCATTTATCCTTGTCAAACCACAAACGCCCGAATGCGGTCCTAGCCGCGTGTATCCTGTCCTCTGGGCTTGTGCGGGGCATTACCGTTGGCGTGATACCCATGTTCCGCAAGGTATCTGCCCGACTTACCCCTGTTCCCAGTTCCCGCGCTTCAACATCATGCGGGAATAAATAGCTGCCATAGCTATACGGCTTGTCCTTTAGCACCTTTACATAGTGGTCAAGCCCCATGCCCGTGTTCTCGTAATAATCGATAAAGTGGATTTCCCGACCAACCTCTTGCCAGAACCACATCGTAAACATGTCACTCACGCCAAGATCGAATGACACGTTCACTAACGCCGCCTTGTCATGCGGTACAGCGCAAATCCGACCTTCATCCTGTGCATCGGTCATGTCATCGCCAAAGATTGAGCCCCTCGTATTGGCTGACCAGGAACACAGAAATTCCTGATCAAACTCCGACTTGCTCATTGACTTCCGCGCATCTTCCAACTCTTCCGCGTCTATTATGTTTGTCTCGTCAGCCCGATATGTCCGCGCATACCAGTTCCCGCCAGTAGCCTCGGCGTGTTGGTATATCTCCGCAAAGTTGTTATCCATGCCCGCTGGTGTGCCGATGAAAATGGCCCAGCCCTTCCTGTCGGTTAAAGCAGGGCGTAACACCTCAGACCACACTCGCGGATGCATCTGCCCGAACTCATCGCAGATTACCCCGTCAAACCGTTGTCCCCGCATTGTGTCAGGGCTGTCGGACCCCGCCAAAGTGATGCGGCTCTGATTGTGCGGAAAGTCAGCCCGTAACTCTTGCTCGTTAAAGCTGACACCAGGTATATCCCGCGTCATCTGCTTCAACATGTCCCACGCCGTATTCTTGCTCTGACTGCGTAGCGGGCTCACAAACGCATACCGTGGGAGTTCCTTGGTATTCGTGAGCGCATCGCGTAATGCATGCATCAGGGCGAACGTGGTTTTGCCGAAACGCCTGTGACAACACAACACGTTAAAGCGTTGCAACTCGTTATGCAGCTTCGCCTGGAGAGGACGCGGCTTGTACGGTATTTCTACTGTGACCATGTCAATTTGATTTTCGGTTTTTCAGAATTTTCAGATTTTATATACGGGTTTCCGTTTTTGACTGCGGAGCCGGTAAAGGTGATTTTTGGCGGGGGGTCGGTTTTTAGAAAAGCCGTTTTTCTGCAGATAAAACCCCAAAACCTAGCCTCATGTGTCACCAAAACACCCCTAACACATGCTAACCCGTTGTTTTTATTGTATGTTAATCAGATGACACATCTGACTGAGTAGCAGATTAACCCGTTTAAACAGCCAAAACGCCAATGATTACAAGGGGTTACTCTGTTTTGCCCTCTATGACGGTTGCGCCGTCCCCGTCTGTCAGCCATTTAAAGCTAACATTGGTGTCTTGCTCCACTTTGACCACATCTAAGCCCGTCCACTTGCCTAATAAGCCTAGGGCTGACACGCGAGCCCCGTGGGTGCTTCCCTCCCCATCATATAGGGCTTGTCTCATAACCAGCTTCATCAAATGTTCACGGCTAAAGTCCATTTTGTCCGCTACCTTTTGCTGGCTTTTCTCAACCGCGTTTTTTACCTTAACATTCCTTAATAAACGGCTGGCTTGTACTTCCGCCGTGTGTTTTGAGTAACCCGCTGTTATGGCTGCACTTTTACCATTAAAGCCATTACTCATATAAGCCTTAACGAAGTGAGCCTGTTTGTTGCTTAATTTATCAGTCATTAATGCAATGTCTCGTTATTATATGCTTGGCTCGTTTGGACGATTATTTCCATATATTCCCGCGCTTCTTTCCGGTTGGGCCAACAAGAAACCTCGACACAATAAACCTTCCCCGTGTCACTTGGTTGATAGAGATACAACGCTACATCACCATCCAATAACTCGTCTTCATCATCGGAGATACGAAAAGCCATATATATATCCCCCATAAAAAAAGCCCCTCGCGGGGTCCGGTTGTCCTTGCGTCATCCATTGCAAGGATAACTATTTGTAAAGCTGGCAATCCCTACCAAGCAATAGTTAATTACCTGGTGACATCATATTTGTGATGTATACACGATATTGTCCGTAACAACCTTTATTTATCGTTAAAACTACATTATTTATGGATGTATAAATAGATGCATTGCATTGTGCTGCATCGCAACACACGGGATATAAACAATGGAAATCACAAAATATTGGGAAGTAGAAACAAACAACGGGGACTATATCCGCGTACATTGGAACGGGTCCGCCACTTTTAACTTGCAAACGCCAATAGGCGGTCAATGGGTCGATTACCATTGTTTCACTTGTTACGGGCTAGACACCGAACAAGAGGCCATAGAACACGCAATGGAAACCATTGCCGAAATGGAAGAGTCCGAAGAATCGGAGAGCGTGTAATGTGTAACGAGATCAATTGCGATTTCTGTGGTGCGCGTATGGACGAGCGCACCCTTACTTGGGTTTCAGATATTGTTGAATATCCAGAAGAACTCGAAACCCTAACCGATAGGCTTATCTGCGTCCCTTGTGAGGGCGATTATACAGAAGAAGAATTAATGGAAAAAGTGGAGGACATGGAATGATACAAGCATTCTGTTTAGTAGGTTTAACGATCTGCTTGGGCTTCATGGTGCTAGCCGCTGAAAGCCCCCTCTTTAATGCGTTTGTAAATGGTTTTATTAAGGGAGTTATGTAATGGATTATTGTTTATTAGCAATCGGTGGTGACTGTAGCGGGAGCGCAAGATCATCTAACGACTATATCCCCCTAGACAAGTCGGACATGTACCTTGTCGGGCAATACATGAGAAACCAATTAGAGCGGGACATCATGTTTGCATCCGCCAATGATTGCTCTGAGGCCATGCGGAAACTTTACAAAAGCGAAACATGCCAGCAACTATTTGACGAACACCACGCGCTAGGCAATGCCCTAATAGCTATCGGGGTGTTTCACCATAAATGGCATAAGCGCACTGAATGGAAGCTATGCGCCATTGAATTAGGTCTACCAGAATTTGCCAATGCGACTGAATGCCCACGCAAGCCAGATGGTTACAATGCTTACGGGGAACTTGCGGGGATGCGATAACAGCGGATAGCGGGCGGGTATAGCCTCGCCCGCTATACGATGGGATCGCCATCAACACAACACGGGATATAGACAGATGAAAACAATGAAATCACTTATCAACCTCGCTGTAGCAAAAAACACAGTTTTTTACGCCGCACAACAAGGAATATTTTTTGCCGATATTAACGACTTGATAGCAAAACTTGAAAGCGACGGGTTTAGAACCCAGCAAAATAATGGGGGTGAAGTTCTTGTCGATCATAAAGTCTGGGTGACACGGCACGGGGTTATTAACCCGATTAGGAATACTTCTTTTTAAGACAACAACACGGGATATAAACAATGGAAAAGCATCTAAAATTTGAAGATTATGCTAATGATTTAGACATACCTAAAGAATGGAAAGATACGACTTGGAGAAGTGATATAACACCGTCTTTTGAGTATTTGAACCATAGGATATGGATAGACCACCCAAACCCAAAAGAAAGCGAATACGGGGAGCCAAGCGAGGGGGAACCCTATTACCGCTTTAATATCACGAAGGACGTTTGGGACGATCAGAAAAGTCTTTTTGAAACCCACGATTTTAACGAAGTTTTGAAATACATGGAGGCTTTAGACGGGCTTACTTGGGATCAATACGCGAATGACCTAGCCATCCCTGACGGGTGGGAAAATGTATCGTATGGCAATGACGCTTGCCCGTCTTTTGCTTTTGAGGGATATCAGATATTCCACGATCACCCAAACCCTGACGAGCGGGAAATACCCGAATGGGAGAGGTTCCGCGTTATTATAGAAAGCCAATATGGGAACGTGGATTGGTATTTGGCTACCGATGATTTTAATGAAGTATTGGAAGCCGTTAAAGTTCCATTTGGTAAGCGTATGAAATTCGAGGTCACATGGGGGCATGGATACAAAACCAATAACCCGCGCATCGTTACTGTGGACGATTTGATTAACAGTGATGAATGGGACATCGACTTGATGAACACGGTGGTTTCCTCTGGAGATTTTATCGAAGATTTAGGCCAAGTTCAAAACGGGGAAATTTACGAATATATAGATTATAGCGGGAGTGTTTTTTTCAAGAAGTTGCCACAATCATAGCCTAAAGGCGGGGGCAAGCCCCCCGCTTCTGGGGTGTGAATGTTTGCACCAAGCAAACGGGCAAGGATGGAAGCCTCGCCCGCTCGTTGCTTAAACAATGTTTAAACAAAGGATATAAACAAAATGACTACTACACTAAAAAAACATCAAGCGGAAGGTGTTTTAAACACCGTCAAAAATGCCAAGCATTACACGGGGGAGCAAAAGCTATTAACTACCCCCGTTGAATATGCGCGGGATTTCGTTAGAATTAACGCGAGTTTTGATCAAGTCACACGGGAGTTAGTAGCTTGCAATATAAACCCTTATCAAATGTCAAAAGTGATAGGCGCATTTATGGGGTTAATGGCAACCGAAATTAACGGGTTGAAAGGAGTGAGGAAATGAGCAAGGCAGATAAAAAGGAATTAGAGGAAGTGTTTGCACGTTTGGCACAAGAGCCAACAACCGAAGTTGTCGGACACATTAACGTCAATGCTGGCATGTGTTGGATCGGTGACCCTTGCGAGTTTGTCCCTAATGAGGGCCAAGAATGGGGGCTTGCAAATAACCCGCAAGCAAAAACGTGGGAGGTGTTATGCGAAGAAATGAGGGGGAAAAACGAAGCAAAGACGATAAAAGAGAATGACGGCTACGACGGCGTTGGGGTTGTTGTTACTACTGGTGATGGAGATGGTTATTATCCGGTCACAATAAAACGTGATGGAATGGGCCGGATAATGTCCGCGACGGTTGAGTTCTTAAAGCACGGGGGGCCGATCCGATGAATGACGATAAAAACGGTTGGGGCGATAGCACCGTTTCAACAAAATATATTTATCAATATTTAAATGATGTTTTGGATTTGGGCGGTGATCAGAAATTACAAAACGCATCGGCACAGGAACAGCTAGACTATATTTGCCAAGAAGTAAGCGACTTAACAACATCGCTTCACAGGGCGTTTGTGTCGGATACTGGGAAAACAGTTGTTGAACACGAAAAAGAAATAGAAGCGGAAAGGAGTTTAGATGATGAGTGAAGTAAAATTTAAGATAATTAAAAAACATGTTTTTTGTGATCTTGATGACACCGTTACAGATCAACTTACCCTTTCAACCTCAAAATCTAATTACACATTAGAACAAGCTAAGGAGAAAGTTGAGGCGTTTAACGAGGGCATAAATTCTGAAAAAGTGTTTCATTACATGCAAGAGGATGAAACATCAGAACCAGAAAAAGTTTTTTATGAGCGTACCTATTACACCTTTAGACCATCAGAGGAATGAATTAGATGACTGAATGGAGCAACGAGGTGATAGCCAAAATTCACCTTAAAACCGCGAAGCGCACCCAATATAAAGTTGGGGGCGCAAGCGGGGCTAAGAATTTATATTTGGCTGTTCAACCCACGGGGGGGAAACAATGGTTTTTCCGCAAGATCGTGAAGGGGAAAAGCAAGTCGCATTTCTTGGGACCGTTCCCCGAAATACAGATTGAGGAAGCCGTGGAAAAGGCTATAGCTTTAAGCCGTGAATATTGGGAGGGCAAGTTATGAAGCAAACCGTTTTTCTTGATGGTGATTGGGATATGGAAATGGGAAACGAGTTTCCGCAAGAGTGGAGAGACAAGCCCTTAAAAAGTTACTACAACGAAAAGGACACCGTCAAAATAACTGGGACAAAATGGGCGGACTTATGGGAACACTCCGAAGCCTTGTATAAAAAAATGAAACGTCCAGACCATCGATTTATTGAAGGCTTCCATTTAAGAAGTGGAATTGTGCGCGTCTTTTTTGGTAGCTAGTCAAGGGTAACAACTTCCCGAAGTTTATACCCCCAAAGCACCCTCACATTATTGTGGGGGTGTTTTTTATTGTCCCACTCAAAACACAGTAACGGGTCAAATGCCTGACGATCAATTCAGAGGCGTACCCGTTGCGCTTTCTTTTCGCCCTGTCTATTTCGGATAATGGGACTTCATCAATAAGCCAAGATACTATGGTGCCGAAGTCCGCGCCTATCTCCTGACAAAATGGGATATAGATGTCCCGCCTTCGTTGCGCTAGCCATTCGCTGATCGGAATGCTTGCCCCCTTTACTGATGACAGGTCTACAGCCTTGGGCATCATTCCACCAGCGACCATGATATAAATGCGCCTAATCTCCCGTGCAGCACTTTCCAATTGTGGCCCATCTCTGAACCCACGCACCCGCCAGCCTTGCGCCATCGATACAACGGGGTCAACTTTAAGCCTCTTGCGGGTTTGCTCAGTACCCATGTCGAGGGCGGGTTCCAGAGCTAGCTTTTTCTCTCGTTCAAAACGGGATTTCGTCATTGGGCTCTTTCTCCCCTTTCTTCCCCCGTACCTCAGAAACAACCGCGCCTGGAAATTGCTTGCTTATCATTTGGACGGGCTCCAACTTCTCCGCCAGCAATTCGATAACCGCATTCATGTCGATAACCGTCAAATCCCGCGTTTCATTAGCTGGCCTAACGTAGCTATCGTGACTTGGCACAATAACCAAGATTGAACCATTCGGCAGCAAGCCCTCTAATTCACGGCCCGCCGTTAAAGGTTCAACCCCCCTTTCGATTGCGTGTTTCTCCAAAAACCCGTAACCCTTGATAATTCCTGTCCCGCGTTTTTTCGCCATGAAAGCATCCCCGCTGAAAATTGCATCGTTAAACTCTTGCAAAGTGTTTTGCATTGTCTCGCGTAAATCGCTGTCTTGGCAGACGTTGAGCAAACGGTTTACTCCCCATTTGCGCTCCATCTGGATTACACATGCGTCAACTGCAGAAACGGCTGCATCAAGCGCAACCGTGGTTGCATCGGTTCGCGGGGCTACAACCGGATAAGCGGGTGCGGATCGTTTTTCGCGTTTATAATTATATCTAGCCAAAATTAAATCCTCCCTTTTTTAGTGATGCAAATCGGGTGTTGCACTACCCCCCATGCTGACCAAGTGCATCACCACCGCCCCTAAAGGGGCGGGTGGTGGTGAAGCACGGTTTTGCATCACTGCATCACCACCCAAAAAACCAAGGTGATGCAGTGATGCATTTTTACTATTTGGCGAATGTTCCGACTTCATATCCAAGTACATTTCTCCGGTGATTATTCTTGATTTGGGTTTCCACAATGGACCCGCTTTCAACCCAAGCCTTGATAATCTCTTTAATCCTGATCTTCTGGGGTTTCGTTTCAGACGGGATTTCGCAAACTTCCGAAACCAGGTAGCCAATCCATTCGGCTGACTGTTCCGATTTTCGGATACGCTCGTCACCCTTTGCCATCAAGGTCTGCACATCAATCAAGTGATGCACGGTTATCATGTCAAAAGCATTGGGGGGTTCAAAAGCCGTGACTACCCCGATATTGTCCCCATCGGGATACTCTGGCGTTGCATTACCCAGATCAACCGAAACGAGTTTCCGCCATTGGTTCGAGTCTGGCGGCGGCGCAAGATTAGCCTTGTCACCTACCCCGCTGTAGAAAAATCGTCGCGGATCATCCTCAATTCCCGCTCTCTCCACCTGTTCTTTTGGCACTCTGGAAATTGCTCTCACCGAACGGGCTGCATTTACCAATGCACTCGCGCCCCTGCTATCTTCCGCCGATGCCTCTGTCCCGTTCAGCTTGCGCGTATGGTGGATCATCTCGATAGCGCAATTCGCCATGTTCGCAATGTATTTCCAGTGATCCACGACTTCCCCGACTGCCTCGTTCGCGTTTTCGGAAACCGCGTGAGAATGGATAAAGGGATCAACAATTAAAACGTCTATCTCTTTTTCCCTGATTTCGCTGATGATGCTTTCTATTACTGGTGTCACGGCAACAATCTCCCCCTTTACTTCTTTGGCGATTAACAATTTCTGATCCCGCCCACTATCGATGAGCAAGCGGTCTTGGATATTTTCGTTGGTCAAGTTGAAATATTTAGCCGTGGCCTCAACGCGCCTCGCTAATTCCTCTATGGGGTCCTCCAGATTAAAGTACCAAACGCGGTATCTGTCGTTGAGCATGGCGCGGTCGCGTAGCAGATCAAACCCGCAAGCCATCGACAACGCCTCTGTAATTGCTTGTTGGGATTTGCCGACTCCGCCAGGTGCGACCGTGGCACTCAAAAACTTGCGGATGTAGTGTTTTCCGTAAATCCATTCTCTAGGCGGAATATCTGCCCCGCCTGTTATTCTGTAATGGCTGGCGATTAACGGCGGCTCTTGGTCAACATCGGGCAAGTCAAAGCGCGGGAAATCGGGGTCATCAAGCAAGCCCTTGTTTAAACGCTCTTGCACTTCAATCCGCGATGAGCGTATTTTTGCCCGCATCATGGTTTCCCCGCGATCATCTTGCTCTAATGTTCTGCCGTTTCTTGGGCGTACATTCGGCTCGCTTGTGTAAAGAGCCCATGCCATTTGCAACCACAGATCATCCGGCGGGATCGCATTATATCTGCGGGCAAATTCCATTCCTACACGAAACACAGAATTACGCATGGTTTTTTCCCGATTGTCTGCGGCGGGCTGTTCCATAAAACTGTCTAAGTCAAAAACCTCTGCGCTTTCGCTTTCCCTTTTGACCTTCATCTTCTCGATAAGATTTGGATGACAGGGCTCAAGAATCGGGTTGTCAAACACACTACCCGCCTCTCCCCATCGATACGGCTTGCCCGCCTCGTTTAAACTGGGCGGGACAATCGCATACCCGCCCTCACACCGAATATCAATGCCATCCGCTAAAACATCGGAGCCCGATCTAACCGCCTCGCTGATTTGCAGCCACACATGCAAACCGCCACTTGGCGTTTTAACCGTGACTGCCTCGCTCAAATCAATCTGGTGGTCAATGCAAATCTGCGCGAAATCCTGTTGAACGGTATCTGCCTTATAAACATCGGCATCAATAACAACCGTGTTTCGGCTGGCGGGGATAATCCCGATGCCGTGCGTTGGATGCTTTCCCCAATGCGCCTTGATTTGCTCCGCGTCCCACGGGTTTGTCTGCAAATCCCGCCATTTGACGCTTGGCAGTTTAGAGCCCGCATTTATTGGAACCACGGTGTACCCAAGCCTCGCGTAATCAAGTGCTGCCTCAAGCATCGTCATCGTTTCCCCCGCCAAACGTGTCAGTGTTCCATTCGTGGTATGGCCCTCTACCGAGTTGCTTTGCGCGGGTCAAAACCGGAGTTTCAATTGGATCAACGTAAGCAATCAAAGCCGCTAATTTTTCGCGGGTTGTCTCTCCCGGCATTTCATTGAGGCGGGCTCTAAACGTTTCACTGGCCCACAATTTCTCTCTAAACTCATGGGCCTCGATTTCCGACTGTTCCCGCAACACGCGATCACACTGCAAAATGCGCTCACCGATCCACCTTAGAACGGGAACCGCCATGCTATTCCCCAACGCCTTATATCTTTGGCTATCGGGTGCGGTCTTCCCGCGATAAATGATATCGGTGTAATTGTCTGGGAACCCTTGGAGACGTTCAGCTTCCAAAGGCATAATGCGCCTTGCCCGCTCGTTGACCGTTGTTTCATTTTGTAGTGTGAAAACATCGGTTGCCCGCTTGCTCATTTGAGCGATCAATGTCCCAGTGACACTATCGGCTTTATACTCTGTCGGTGTCGTTTGCCGCCAAAGCACTAAATCCGTTGCGTCTTTGTAATCCCGCGCCTTGAGTGCCGAAGCGTGATTGCTTTCAGTGTAATCACCGAAGCCGCGCATCCGTTGCAGCACAAGTGCCTCCGCCTCTACTCGTTGATTTCCTGTGCGACTGTATGGAGGGCCGCATACAACCGTTGGGGCAATGTCTTTCCCCGCCTTTCCGCCCTTCTTAATATCCCCGCGCAAGCCTTGGGGCTCAAATAAAACCGCGGCGGGATATCGCCACTCTCCACGATATCCGACAAGGAAGACTCTGCGCCTACGTTGGGGGACTCCGAAAAATTGAGCATCCAAGACTCGCCATGCGAATGAATACCCGATTTCTGAAAGCGCACCTGTGAAGGCTCCAAAGTCTTTTCCACCGTTAGATGACAGGACACCTGGTACGTTCTCCCAGACGATCCACTCTGGCTCAACTCGCTGACAAAGTCGGATAAAGGTAAGCGATAGGTTGCCACGGCTGTCAGCCAATCCTCGTCTGAGGCCAGCCACGGAGAAGCTGACACATGGTGTCCCGCCAACGACAAGAGAGATAGCTGAGTCATCTATATTCCATTCATCAAAATTATTGAGATCCCCGAAATTCGGTACATCGGGGTAATGGTGTTCAAGAACCGCAGAGGGGAACGGTTCTATTTCGCTTGCCCCGACAAACTTGAAACCAAGGGGAGTCCACGCGCACTCCGGTGCGCCAATTCCCGAACACACACTAAGCACATTCATTTTCCACGCCCCAGAAATTTCAAGAGCATCCTGATAAACATTGACTCCCGCATCACCACTAATCGCTCTGCGCGATCTTGGCGGATGGTTAAAAAATCAACGTGCTTTTCCAGCCAGCCATAAATCTGTTGGAACCCACGGGCGCGTACTTTGCACTCGACAACATACTTATCCTCTATAATGACATCGCCCTCGTAGCCTTCAACCGCGCCACTAAGCGGAACACGATGGGATTGGATGTCATGCTCTGCGAGATTGGCGATTAACCCGCGTTCGTCACGATCACCTTTTTGCTTTGACCGACTAGCCACGTTTACGCCAAAAAAGGACCGCGCAAGGAAAGGAGTGAAAA